TTTAAATTATATAGAAAATTTGAGGAAGCAGGAGTATCACTTCGTTCCTTTTGTACTAATAACAATGCAGCTTATGTGGCTGTAGAAGAAACATATGGTGATCATTCATATAATGGGCATGCTAAAAAAGATGAATCATTTAGAAATGATATGACTAATTTTGGTATTCTAATGGAAGTTCAAGGAATTGATAAACCATTTGAATGGTCTAGAGATGTAGTAAATAAATTACAAAAAGAGGGTACAGGATTATATTATAGCCCAACAAGAGAACCATCAACTACATCAGAAGGTAAAAATGTATCAGCAATTAAAGTAGATACACTACATGAAATAACTAAAGCGATGCAACCATATTTTTGGTATGTATTGGATTTTATTGAAGACATGAAAAAAGTATTCCCAACACTTAAAGATGATTGGGGTATTTATGTGCCTGAAGTAAAATATCTTTCTCCTGAGCCACTTGTCGATTATACCAATTTAGCCCTCACCAAGTATCCCAACGTACACTTTGTTGGCGATGCATTATCAGCTAGAGGTATAACGGTAAGTGGTGCACAAGGTACATATGTTGCTGAATCACTTTTGGAGAATTAAAATAAATTTCGTATATTTACAATAAACAAAAATTATGGCTAAAATAGAAAAAACACCATTTCCACAAAGTAAAAAATTAAAAAAGGCAGATGGAACCCTTGCTTATGTGTGGGATAATAAACTTCACAATTGGGAAGGACATGCTTTAATCCCTGAAGGAAATGAAAGAAAAGGAGAATATCATTTATATGGTATTAAAATGAGTAAAGAAGAATGGAGTGAGGCTAGAAAACAAAGAGAAGGATTACCATATTATAAAAATCAATCAATGAAAGCATCACTTTCAGATTATAGAAATTAATGAGTAAAGTTATTATAGTATCAGGTTATTTTAATCCTATTCATAAGGGACACCTTGAATATTTTGAAAAATCAAAAGAACATGGTAACCAACTTTGGGTAATTGTTAATAATGATATTCAAAGAGAATTAAAAGGTTCTAAAGAATTTCAAAAAGAAGATGAAAGATTAACTATTGTAAGAGCAATTAGAACTGTAGATTTTGCAACACTTTCTATTGATAAAGATAGAACAGTTATAGAATCTATAAGGCAAATACATTCAGATTTAGGAAAAAATCATAGTTTATACTTTGCAAATGGAGGAGACCAAAATAATAATTCTATTCCAGAAGCTAGGATATGTGAAGAACTTGGTGTACATTTAATAGATGGGTTAGGTAATAAAATTCAATCAAGTAGTTGGTTATTAAAAAAATAATAATATGAAAATAGGTTTATGTGGTACAATGAGTGTAGGTAAAACTACATTAGTAAATGCTTTAAAAGAAACAAAACAGTTTAAAGATTATATGTTTAGGACAGAACGTTCTAAGTTTTTAATGGAACAAGGTATACCATTAAATACTGATTCAACATTAAAAGGTCAAACAGTATTTTTAGCTGAACGCTGTGCTGAGTTAATACAAACAGATGTTATAACAGACAGAACAGTAATTGATGTAATGGCATTTACTTTAAATGCAAAATCAATACCTCATCAAGATAAAGATGCATTTGAAATCTATGCTAGTGAATTTATTAGAGATTATGATTACATATTTTATATATCTCCTTATGGGATAGAAATTGAAGATAATGGTGTTCGTGAAACAGATGAACATTATAGAGATTTAATTGATTTTACTATTACAACATTAATTAAAAGACATGGTCATAAAGCAGGTAAAATAGAAAAAATATCTGGATCTACAGATGAACGTATTCAACAAATATTGAATATTACAGGCCTTTAACATATTTATAATAAAACCCTATTATAATGAAAAAATCTGAATTAAAAAATTACATCAGAGAAAATATTATCTCTACATTATCTGAAGATACTGATGCAGAAATTGCTAAAACAAAAGAATTAACTGCAGCTATTCAGGATCTAGAATCAGCTAAAAAAGAAGCTGGTATTGAGGAAGATGCAACACCAAAAAAAGAAGACTTTTGGGCTGATTATCAAGATATAGGCCAATTTTACTTAGAAGGATTTGGTAGGGAACATACTTTAACAGACAGCCAATTAGAAGAATTAGGTAAAAAAATTGTTAAACAATTATATAAAGGTGATGTTGGTAAAGCATATGATGATATTGTAAATCGCTTTAAAAATCCAAAAGACATAAAAGAAGATGAAGATAAAGAACCAACTAAAGCAGAGCTTAAAAAAACAAAAGGTTTAGCTAAAGCAAAAGAAGAATTAGCATTATTAACTCGTGAGATGAAATCATTAGCTAAAAAATACTCTAAAGCAGAAGGTGAAGACAAAGAAAAATTAGTTAAAATCTTAAAAGGTAAAACTAAATTAAAAAAAGAGTTAGAGAGTATTTTAGATAAATAAATATGAAATTTAACGAAAGGTTTTTGTATTCATTAAAGATTGTTATTTTATTAGTTATTATAGCTTGGCTATTATTTTCTAATAAAGAAGATTATACTGAAGATTACAATGCTAAAATTATAGCATTAGGACAAAAAGTCGATTCGTTGCATTATATAAATGACGAATTGACTTTTAAAATTGATACATTAAATGGTCAAATATCAAAATTAGATCAACAAATTGATTTAAAAGATAATAGAATAAGAACTTTAAAATGGAAAGTAAATGAAAAAGTTAATGCCGTTGATTCTTTTGATGATAATGAGCTTGAAAGGTTTTTCACAGAACGTTACAGACAGTACATCGATTCAACTGAAAAAACCAATAGCAAAATTAGTAATTAAAGATTTAATTACTGGTGATGGAATCAAAGAAGAATTATCACTTAGTGTAAGTAAAATAAAGTTATTAGAACAAAAATTTGTTTTAAAAGATAGTGTTATAAAAAATTTAAATTTTCAAATAGGAAATTTTGAATCTATAATGTTAACAAAATCAGATCAATTAACTTTATCCCAGGAATTATCAAAAAGACTTCAAAATGATTTAAAAAAACAAAAATTAAAAACTAAACTTATGGGTGGAGCAGGTTTAGTTGCTATTGGAGCAGTAATTTTTATTTTGAAATAATATATGTCTGATTTAAAAAAAGTAATACGTCAAGAATATCTTAAATGTGCCCAAGACCCAGTGCATTTTATGCGTAAATACTGTTATATACAGCATCCACAACGTGGTCGCATACAATTCAATCTATATCCTTTTCAAGAAAAGGTATTAACCTTAATGCGCGATAACCCTTATTCTATTATTTTAAAATCTAGACAATTAGGTATATCTACTTTATCAGCAGGTTATTCTTTATGGATGATGACATTTCATAAAGACAAAAATATACTATGTATAGCAACAAAACAGGAAACTGCTAAAAATATGGTTACAAAGGTAAAATTTATGTATGAAAATTTACCTTCGTGGCTAAAAATTGATGCTGATGAGAATAATAAGTTAACATTACGATTATCAAATGGATCTCAAATTAAAGCTACATCAGCTTCAAGTGATGCCGGTAGATCAGAAGCAGTATCTTTACTGTTAATTGATGAAGCAGCCTTTATTGATAATATTGGGGAAATTTGGGCATCAGCACAACAAACTTTAGCAACAGGTGGTGGTTGTATAGCATTAAGTACCCCTTATGGTACAGGTAATTGGTTTCATCAAACATGGACTAGAGCAGAAGCTTCGGAAAATGATTTTTTACCCATCAAATTACCCTGGTATGTTCACCCCGAAAGAGATGAAACATGGAGAAAAAGACAAGATGAACTATTAGGAGATCCTAGAATGGCAGCTCAAGAATGTGATTGTGATTTTAGCACTTCTGGTGATATAGTATTTTATCCTGAATATATAGACTTTTATGAAAAAACATATGTAAAAGATCCTATGGAAAGAAGAGGTGCAGACCAAAATTTATGGGTTTGGGAATCTCCTGATTATACAAGAGATTACGTTGTAGTAGCGGATGTTGCTCGTGGTGATGGAAAAGACTACTCAGCATGTCATGTAATTGATGTAGCAAATAACACACAGGTTGCTGAATATAAAGGGCAATTAGGTACAAAAGAATTTGGACATTTATTAATAGGTTTAGCTACTGAATATAATGAAGCAATGTTAGTAATAGAAAATGCTAATATTGGTTGGGCAACTATACAAGTTGCTTTAGATAGACAATATACTAATCTTTATTATTCACAAAAGAGTGACTCCCCAAATGCTAGTTCGTATTTTGACAAATATCAAGACCACTCCAAAATGGTAGCTGGTTTTACAATGTCATCTAGAACAAGACCTATGGTAATAGGTAAATTTCAAGAATACATTAGTGATAAAGGGGTAACAATACAATCGAAAAGATTAATAGAAGAAATGAAAACCTTTATATGGAGGAATAATAGAGCAGAAGCTCAAAGTGGATACAATGATGATTTAGTAATGTCATTTGGTATTGCTATGTATATTAGAGATACTGCTCTAAAATCAAGACAAAGAGGTTTAGATGGAACTAAAAACACATTAAATAATATGTCAGTTAATAGAACACCTTATCAAGGAGGTTATGGTAATAGCCAATTAGGTAAAAATCCATATGAACAAAACTTTGGAGATGGTAAAGAAGATATTAGATGGCTCTTTTAAATCATATTTATAATAATAACAATACATTATGGCTGATAAAAGCGTATTTTCAAGATTAAAAAGATTATTTTCAACTGATGTAATTATCAGAAATGTTGGTGGTAATCAAGTAAAAGTAATTGATAGTGGTAAAATTCAATCTACTGGTGAATTACAAACTAATTCATTAGTTGATAGATATAATAGAATTTATTCTACTAGTCCTTCTTCTCTTTATGGGGCACAATTCAATATGAATTACCAATATTTAAGACCTCAATTATACTCAGAATATGATTTAATGGATCAAGATGCTATTATTGCTTCTGCTCTAGATATATTAGCTGATGAATCAACTCTTAAAAATGATATGGGAGAAGTAATTCAAATTAGAAGTGCTAATGAAGATGTACAAAAAATATTATATAACTTATTTTATGATGTTTTAAATATTGAATTTAATCTTTGGATGTGGGTTAGACAAATGTGTAAATATGGTGATTTTTTCTTAAAATTAGAAATAGCAGAAAAATTTGGCGTTTATAATGTTATACCCTATACAGCGTATCATATTGAAAGACAAGAAGGATTCGACCCAGATAATCCAGCTGCAATAAGATATAGATATGCAGCAGATGGAATGGATAATTTAAATTCAGGTATGTATCCAGTACCTGGAGCAGGTGGTGGGAATTTAGAAAACGAATCTGGTATCTTCTTTGATAATTATGAAATGGCCCACTTTAGATTAATTTCTGATGTTAATTATTTACCTTATGGTAGAGCATATATTGAGCCTGCTCGTAAATTATATAAACAGTATGTATTAATGGAAGATGCAATGCTAATTCATAGAATTGCTCGTGCACCTGAAAAACGTATATTTTATATGAATGTTGGTTCTATTCCTCCTAATGAAATAGAAACGTTTATGCAGAAAACAATTTCTCAACTTAAACGTACACCATTCCAAGATAATAAAACTGGAGAATACAATTTAAAGTACAACCAGATGAATATGTTAGAAGATTTTTATATTCCAATTAGAGGTAATGATGCAACAACAAAAATAGAAACAACACCCGGACTACAATATGATGGAATTCAAGATGTAGAATATTTAAGAGGTAAATTATTTGCCGCTCTTAAAATACCTAAAGCATTTTTAGGATATGAAGAAGGGGTAGAAGGCAAAGCTACATTAGCTCAACAAGATATTAGATTCGCTCGTACAATTGAAAGAATACAAAGAATTATACTATCAGAGTTAAATAAAATTGCGTTAGTACATTTGTATACCCAAGGTTATACAGATGAAACATTGACTAATTTTACTTTACAAATGGCTAGCCCATCAATTATTTTAGAACAAGAAAAAATTGAGTTGTTAAAGTCAAAAACTGAATTAGCTGGTACATTATTAGAACAAGGTTTAGTACCATCTGATTGGATTTATGATAATGTTTATCATTTTAGTGAAGACCAATATGATGAATACAGAGATTTATCTAGAGAAGATGCTAAACGTAAGTTTAGAATGGCACAAATAGAAGCAGAAGGAAATGATCCCGTTGAAACTGGTAAATCATATGGTACCCCTCATGACTTAGCTTCTTTATATGGTAGTGGTAGAATGTATGATAACCCTGGAGCAGTTCCAAAACCAGAAGAGTATGCAGCAGATGATCCAAAATTAGGTAGACCAAAAGATACTAATGTAAAACGTAATACACAAGATGATAATTTTGGTAAAGATAGATTAGGAGTTAAACGTATGAAGGATATAGATAAAAACGATTCTAATTCTATTCGACCTAAATTTAAAGGAGGAAGTGCTCTAGCTTTAGAATCCGCACGAACAACATATTTAAGAAATAAAGATATTTTCAAAAACATTCCACAACCTAATAAAAAACAATTAGTGTTTGAGGAAGATAAAGATAATACTTCATTATTAGATGAATCTCAATTAAAGGAACAATAATTTTTACATATTTATAAATAAATATATTTTGATGAAGATAAAACATTCAAAGTACAAGAATACAGGAATATTATTTGAACTGTTAGTACGTCAAATTACCGCTGATACACTTAAAGGAGGTGATTCACCAGCTATAGATATATTAAAAGAATATTTCGTTAATACCAGTTTAGGTAAAGAATATAAACTATATGAATCAGTATTAAAATCTAAAGTAATAACTGAAGGTAGAGCTACCCTAGTTATTAATACTATATTAGAAGCATCTACTAAATTTAATAGAAAGTCTTTAAAAAAACAAAAGTATAATTTAATTAATGAAATTAAAAAACATTATAATTTAGAATCCTTTTTTGGTTCTAAAATATCGGATTATAAGGAACTAGCTGCTTTATATACTTTAATAGAAAATGTTAATTCATCATCTATATCAAACCCAACACAATTAGTAGAAAATAAAATAACTTTATTAGAACATTTAACTAAAAAAGAAGTTACTCAAAATTCAAAACAAACAGTACTTGAAGAATTTGCTACATATGATAAAGATATAAGAACTTTAACATATAAAGTATTATTAGAAAAATTTAATGATAAGTATGATTCATTAACTAACAGCCAAAAACAAGTCCTTAAAGAATATATTAATTCTGTAGACTCAACTCCTGATTTAAGAAATTTTTATAATACAAAAATTATAGAATTAAAAAGTATTCTAGTTAAAGAAAATCAAAATGTTAAGGATAAAACTACTCAAATAAAAATCACTGAAGTATCTAAATTTTTAACTGAATTAAAGAAAACTGATAAAGTTGGAGATAATAATTTAGTTGATTTGTTACGTTATTATCAATTAATAAATGAAATACAAGTAGCAAATGGCTCACAAATATAAACTTAAAGAAGCTCCGGCTCCAAATTTAGCTAAACAAGGTAATTACAAGCTAGGTGACATTACTTATTCAAAAGATGGTAGTACTAAATTTAAAGTTAATGCTATTGATCCTGCAACTGGTAGAGTATCTTGGGATGTAATTAACTTACCTAATTTTGAAAAATTAAATGATGATGTAGAAGAATTAGTTTTAACCGCTAAAGGAGTATACACAAAAACTAAATCGGACGAAGAATTTAGAAAAATATACGAAGAAGCTAGAGCACTTAGAAATAAAATAAGAAA